CGGTGATTGTCGACGGTTCCGGTGCCCGCACCAACACCATCGCCAGCATGGGCGGCTTCACCTACGAGCTGGCCGTGAATCCGCGCCTGTCCTGGACCACCAAGTTTGCTGTGTTCCGCACCGACGGTCAGACCAAGCCCTTCATCCGTCAGGAGGAGCAGGGCATTCAGGTGGACGCCATCGCCGAGGGTTCCGAGCTGGAATTCAAGGAGAACAAGCACCACTACGGCGTCAAGGCCGTGCGCAACGTGGGCTATGGCTACTGGCAGCACGCCTGCCTGGTGACCCATACCTGATCCGTCAGGGTCTTTGCCAAAGCATCCGGGTCCGCCCGGGTGCTTGAGCAAGGATGGCCAGAGACTTCATGAAAAAATACACCACCCAATCCCTCGTCACCCTGCCCGCCGGCGTGCGCCTGGAATTGAGCAAGCCCCAGGCTCTAGCGCGCGAATACGCGCTGCACCGCCTGGGCAAGACCGGCCATGTGTACCTGACCACCGCGCCGGTCCAGTTCAAGGCCGGTGAGGTGATCGGCTGCGAGAGCGACGTGCCCAAGGCCCTGGCCGCGCTGGTGGAGGCTGCCCCGGTCAAGAAAGACGTGCCCAGCACGCCGGCCCCCACGCCCACCGAGTAATTGATGCCCGCGCCCTTCGCCGCCCTGGAAGCCAAGGTGAATGCCGCGTGCCGGGACAAACTTGCCAATGCTGCGGTGACCTGGGGCAGTTACACCGCATCCGGCATCCTGGATAGCGGCTACGCCGACCGGCTTGGCCTTGCCACGCGGGAAATCCGCATCAGGGTATTGTCAGCTGATCTGCCCGCCATCGCCCAGGGCGCCAGCATCTCGGTAGACGACAAAGCCCATTACGTGCGCGGCGTGGAACCGGATGGCCCCGACTGGCTTGCCCTGGTGTTGGAGCGCGCCTGATGGCCGATCACGTCCACAGCCAGATCCGCGCCGCCGCCCTGGCCGCTCTGACCGGCTTGACCACAAGCGGCGCGCGTGCCTATGCCAATCGGCTCTATCCCCTGCAGGACGGCACCGCCCCGGCCCTGCGCATCTTCACCGATGCCGAAGACATCAGCATCGAAACCATTCACGCGCCCATGATCCTGTCCCATCGCCTGGAATTGATCGTGGAATGCTGCGTGCAGGCCAGCACCGCTTTGGATGCCACGGCAGACATCATGCACAAGGAAGTCCAGATCGCCCTGGCTGCCGGCCTATCCGTGGCTGGCAAAACCCTGGACGTGATCCCGGTCTCCAGCCAGTTCGAAGACGCCGACGGCGCCACCCCGGTGGCCGTCAAGCGGCTGCAATTCATTATTAACTTTTTCACGGCCGCGTCGGCCCCAGACGCACTGATCTAAGAGGCAATCATGGCAACTGTTCGTAAATGGAGTGGCGTGGCAGTGGCCATGCAAAGCGCGCTGGGCGCTGACAAAACCATCACCGCCATCGCCAAAGGCGCCACGGCCACCGTGACCGCCACGCACGATTTCAGCGCCGGCGACTATGTGGTCTTCGACGTACTGGGCATGAACCAGATCAATGGCCGCGTGTTCCGCGTGCTGTCGGTCTCCACCACCGTCAGCTTCGTCATCGAGGGCAGCGGCGGGGCCAGTCTGGACACCACCAGCTATGACACCTTCACCTCCGGCACCTGCAACAAGATTACGTTCGGCACCAGCATCACCACGGCCACCAGCATGTCGGCCAGCGGCGGGGACTTCGATTTTATCGACACCACCACCATCCACGATCTGGTCAAAACCCAAATCCCGGGCACGGCGAATCCCCTGTCCTACACCTTCGATAACATCTGGGACGCCTCCGACGCCGGCCAAATCGCCATGAAGTCTGCCTCTGACACTCAGGCTCAGCGCGCGTTCAAGTTCACCTTTGGCAGCGGCGGCCCGATCATGGTGTTTACCGGCTATGTGGGCTTTACCGGCGCCCCCACCGGCAGCGCCCAGGATAAGGTGGTCTCGCCGGCCACCGTGACCGCCTTCGGCTCGCCCACCTACTACGCAAGCTGATGAGCGGGCTGATCGAAAAACTCCGCGCCGCCCGCCTGTCCACCCTCACGGTGGACGGTCACACCTATCAGATCCGCCGCCCAAGCGATGCAGATGCCGCCGGTCTGGGCGACCTGACCGCCCTGGACCTGGTGCGCCGGTTCGTGGCCGGCTGGGACCACACGGAACTGAGCCTGGGCATTCCCGGCGGCACCGGCGCCGCCGCGCCTTTCGAGCCGGCACTCTGGGCGGAGTGGGTCAACGACCAGCCCCAGCTTTGGGGGCCGATCAGTGCGGCCATCATCGAAGCGTACCGCGCCCATGTGGCTCGCCGCGAGGAACAAGGAAAAAACTAGCGGCCTGGCTGGAACGGACCCAGCTCCCGTTCCCGCCAGGCCCGTGCCCCGCGCCGCTGGCCGTGCGCGCCTGGAACCTGATGGGCGGCCTGGACTGGGCCGCGCTGCCGGTGGTGGCGGAACTGCTGGGGATTGAAGACGTGGACGAACTTATCCATCACCTGGTGATTTTGCGGAACCAAGCGCATGGCAGCCAATAACACCAAGATCGTCCTCACGGCGGAAGACAAGACCCGCCAGGCCTTTGATTCAGCAAAAAAGAATCTGGCCGGCCTGGAATCGGCCGCCGGCACCGCGAGCAAGGCCCTGGCCGGCATCGGCGCCGGTCTGTCGGTGGCGGGCCTGACCGCCTTCGTCAAGCAAAGCATCGACGCGGCCGACAATATGCGCGATCTGGCCATTGCCACCGGCACCAGCGTGCAATCCCTGGCCAGCCTGGAACTGGCGTCCAAACAGTCCGGCACCACCGTGGAAGCCCTGGCCAAGGGCATGGGCAAACTGTCCGTGTTCATGGCGGAAAATGCCGACGAGGCCCGGCGCCTGGGCATCACCGCGCAAGACCCGGCGCAAGCCCTGGCGCAACTGGCCGATGCTCTGGAGCGCGCGGCCACGCCGGCGGACCGCAACGCCATTGCGGCCAAAGCCCTGGGCAAAAGCTACGCCGAACTGATGCCGCTGCTGGCCCAAGGCGGCGACGAATTGCGCCGCCAGGCAGCGGACAGCGAGGCCTATGCCAAACAGATGGCGGCCCTGGCCGATCAAGCCGATCAGTTCAACGACAGCCTGGCCAAACTTCAGCAAGGCTTGAGCCAATTTGGCATCACCGTGGCCAACGCCGTGCTGCCCACCCTCAACAAAATGTTTGAGGACATGCAAACCGGCATTCGGATTTTTGGCAGCTTTGGCGAGGCCTTGCTAAAAATCGGTTTGCAAACCAACCCGTTCGACTCCGTGACGGATGGCCTGGCGAAATATCGTGCGGAGCTTAAGCGGCTGCGAGAACTGCAAGCCGGCTCCCGCCCTGAATTGGCGGCCATGCTGGAACCGCAGATCAAGGAAGCGGAAAAAAGGCTGGAGTGGTACAAGTATCTGCAACGCCAGGAAGCCCTGGCCCTGGGCGCGCCCTATGCCGACTACAAAATGCCCAAGGGTTCGCCCGGCACCCTGGGCTATAGCGACGTTTTTGGCAGTAGCAAATCAGGCAGCAAATCCGGCAGCAAAACCGCCAAAACGGCCAGCCGGATGTCTGACGTTGAATGGGCCATGGAAGAACAGGCCCAGCTCACGCGCACGCTGTACCAGATCGGCCAGGAAGCCGACGCCCAGATGGCGGCGGCCTTTGAGCGCGGGGTGGAATCCGCCGAAGAATTTGAAGCGGCCCAGGCGCGCGTGCGCCAAGGCCTGGAGGCCAGCCGCGACGAACTCATCAACCTGATCGACCCGATCCAGCAGTACCGCGACAAGCTGGAGGAGGTGGACACCCTGCTGGAAAACGGCCTGATTACGCCGGAACAGGCCACCGCCGCGCGCCTGTATTGGCAAGAACAGATCGATGCCGCTGCGGGCTTTGGCGCAGAAATCAAGAAACAAACCGATGTCTGGCAGCAGGCTGTGCAGAAGGCCGCCGAAAACATGCAGGACGCGCTGGCGGATTTCCTGTTTGACCCCTTCGCCAAAGGCCTGGACGGCATGCTGCTCGGCTTTGTCAATGTGCTGCGGCGCATGGCCGCCGAAGCCCTGGCGGCGGACATCATGAAGTCCATCTTCGGCAGCACGGGCTCAGATCAGAATTTGCTCGGCAGCATTGCCAGTATCTTCGGCTTTGCCCAGGGCGGCGTGATGACCAGCGCCGGGCCTCTGGCGCTTAAACGCTACGCCGGCGGCGGTGTGGCCAACAGTCCGCAACTGGCGCTGTTCGGCGAGGGCGCCACGCCAGAGGCCTTCGTGCCGTTGCCGGACGGCCGCAACATCCCGGTCAAGATGCAGTCTTCCGCAGCGCAATCCATCCGCATCGTCAACGCCTTCGACGTATCGGTGGTGGGCGACTACCTGGGCAGCGCGGATGGCGAGAAAATCATCATGAACGCCGTGCGCCGCAACAGCAGCGCCTTGCGCCAGATCGTGGCGGCCTGATGGCGTCCGTCTGGCCTTTCCTGCCCAACGGCGAGGTCATCGAGGCCCTGGCCTGGCAGACCGATGTGCTGCGCGCGCGCGCCAGTGAGCAACGCCAGCAGCTGCGGTCCCTGCCGCGCCGCACCTGGCAGTTCAAACACCTGCTCAACCACGACCAGCATGCCGCCGCCCGCGCCCTGATGCGGGCCAATACCAAGTTTGCGGTGCCTGACTGGACCGCGCGGCTCTGGACCGGCGCATTGACCGCCGGCAGCAGTGTCAGCGTGAGCGTGGATACCGCCGCCCTGGATGTGAGCGCCGGCGACACCCTGGTGTTTTGGCAGGACGCGGTCAACAACGAGATCGTGACCGTCAAAAGCGTCGCGGCCGATGCCATCGTGCTGGTCGCAGTCGAGACCGGCAGGGCCGGCACCCTGTACGCGGCAGACCTCGCGCTCGCCCCGGACGGTCTCCAACTCACCCGTCCGCCGGGCCGCTATTTCGAAGCCGCGATTGCCTTCGAGTCCATCCGAGGCGCACCGGACGCCGCCGCATCGGTCGGCTACGCGTCCTATCGTGGGCACGATGTGCTGCCCGATGTTCCGGTGCTGGGCGCAGGCGCTTTTAGCGAGGCCGTGTCCTGGCCGGGAGAGCGGCTGGATTCCGGCACCGGCCCGCTGGGATTCTGGCGCGCCAGGGATCTGCCCGATGACCGCTACATGATGCGCTGGCACGCTTTCAGCGCCGCCGACCAACGTCTCCTGCGCCAGTGGATTTTCAGCCGCGCCGGCCGCGCAAAGGCCTTCTGGCGCAGCACCTGGAGCAACGATCTCAGTGCGGCGGCCGACCTCGGCGCGGCGGATACCGCGTTGCGCGTGTTTTTGCCGACCGGCGCCGCCAGCCTGGGCACGTCGAACTTTGACCTGGAACTGCACGGCCACGACCTCTATCGTCGGCGAGTCACCGCCGTGGCCGCCGCCGACGCCGTGGATGGTCGCCCCACCGTGACGCTGGGCCTGGACGCGCCCCTGGGCGCAGCCCACAGCGCGGCCCAGCTCGCGCGCATCAGGTTTTTGAAATGCCTGCGGTTTGATGCCGACCGCATAGAGTTCCTGCGCGTGCCGGGCGCTGGCGTGGCCGTCCAGGTGCCATTGATCGAGGTCCCCGTGCCATGAGCTACGCCGCGTTCGAGACCTCCACGCAATCCGGCGCACCGGTGGAGTTTTACCAGTTCACCCGCGCCAGCGAGACCTACCGCTACACCAGCGCAGACCGCGATCTCAGCCACGCCGGCCAGACCTGGGCCAGCTGCCGCATCAGCCGCAGCGCAATCGAGGCCACCCAGGAGCAGGCCAGGCTGGCGCTGGATCTGGAAGTGGACCCCGATCTGCCTGTGCTCGACCTGTTCCGGGTGGCGCCGCCGGATGACGTGGTGCTCATCACCGTCTGGCGCCTGCACCTGGGCGACGGCGACCCCGTGGTCATTTGGATGGGCAGAGTGTTGTCCGTCAGCCTGGGCATGCAGGCCAGCATCCATTGCGAAAGCGTGCATACGAGCATCAAGCGCCCCGGCCTGCGCCGCATGTATCAGAAGCAGTGCCCGCACGTATTGTATGGGGCCGCCTGCGGCCTCGACCGCGACGACTGGCGCCAGGTATGCAGCGTGACCAGCCTGTCTGGCACCAGCCTTGTCGTCACGGGCCTGACTGGCTTCGCCGATCAATACTTCGCCGGCGGCTACGTGGAATGGGTCGACAGTAATGGGCTTTACGAGCGGCGCGCCATCCGCGCCCAGGTGGGCGGCAGCCTGACCGTGACCTTCCCCATGCCCGCCCTGGCGGCAGAGGCTTACGGCTGGGGCAAAAACTGGGGGCGCTACTACGGCGGCGTGGCCATGTCGGTGTTCACCGGCTGTGACCATGTCCTGGCAACGTGCGACAGCAAGTTCAGCAACAGCGCGAACTATGGCGGCATGCCGTACATCCCCAGCAAAAACCCCTTTGACGGCACCCCTGTCTATTGAGGCCGCGCCATGTGGTGGAATCTATTCCTTGTCCTGGTCACCAACTTCATCGCGGCCGCCCTGGCGCCCAAGCCACCCGCGCCCAAGCCGGCCGCCCTGGAGGACTTCGACGTGCCGGTGGCCGAGGAAGGCCGGCCGATCCCGGTGGTGTTCGGCACGGTCACGATCACCGGCGCGAACGTGCTCTGGTATGGCGATCTGCGGGTGACGCCGATCCAGGAAGATGGGGGCAAGAAGTGATCGTTTTGCATCGTCACCTGCGCGAGATCGGCTACTGCAATCGAGGCAGCCGCGAGTTTTTTCGCAGACATGGGTTGGATTGGGCGGATTTTTTAAAGCGCGGAATCGAAGCGGAGAAGCTTCTTGCGACGAATGACGCGCAAGCCGAAAAACTGGTGAAACACGCGGAAAGGGCGACGAATGGGCAGTAGCAGCAAGGTTACGGTCGGCTACTGGTACGGCATGGGCCTCCACTTCGGCTTGTGCCACGGCCCCGTTGATGAACTCCACCAGATCAAGGTCGGAGACCGTGACGCCTGGTGCGGTTCAGTAACCGACAACGCCACCGTCGACATCGATGCGGAAGAACTGTTCGGCGGGAAGAAGAAAGAGGGCGGCGTGGTCGGCTCGCTCGATGTCTTGATGGGGGGCGCAAGCCAGACGGCGAACAGCTACCTGACCAGCAAGATCGGCACGCCGATGCCGGCGTTCAAGGGCATCCTGTCGGCCGTGATGAATGCCTCAAAAATCGCAGCAAACAACCCGTACATCAAGCCGTGGGCGTTCCGCGTCGAGCGCATCCTGCAAGGGTGGTCTGGCGGGTCAGCGTGGTATCCGGAGAAGGCACCCATAAACACGATTCAGATCATTTACGAGGAATCGTTCAACGAGGATTTTTTGAATCCGGCCGAATACACGACATCCGGTAGTGGTTCATATTTCTCGATAGTGACCACGCCGTATGGTCAGGGCATGAAAATCACGAATACCGAGTACGAGGCTGTGCCAGGCGGCAACTATAAATACCGCGCCGTCCCGGCCCATCAGTACGACCGCATCGAATTTGTTTGCAAAATTGATGGCAATGCCGATGGGGCGGAAGTGACTGATACGGACATTGCTACTATTGTGTTCGGCAACAGTTCTGGCGCTGTCGTCCACATCCAACTCAGCCGCGATGCGTCTGGAACAGGAAGCGCCGAACGGGCGCAGATAAACGGCCAAAACATCGGTTCAACAAAGCTAGTTGTTGGCGAGTGGTATCAGGTCACACTCGAACTGGATTGGGTAGCCGCCACGCTTGACTACACAGTCCGTAACAATGGCACGAATGCGATGTTTGCCACAGGCTCAGTAGCATTCACAACGACAGGTGGCGTAATCGACAAAATCACCTTCGACGTTGACGTGCCTGAACATGAACGGCTCAATGACGCCGGCACGTATGCGGACATCTGGCTGTACACGACGGAATGCACAACTTATAACGACCTGAACCCGGCGCACATTATCTACCAGTGCCTCACCGATTCCGTTTGGGGCATGGGATACCCGATCAGTGCACTGGACGACGCATCATTCACATCCGCCGCTGACACGCTCTATGCCGAGCATTTCGGGCTGTCGATGATCTGGAACAGGCAGGACAGTCTGGAATCGTTCATCCGCGTCGTGCTCGATCACATCGGCAGCATCCTGTACGTGGACCCGAGCACGGGAAAATTTGCGCTCAAACTGATCCGGGATGACTACGATAGGAACACACTGCCGATCTATGGGCCGTCGAACCTAATCACCGCCTCAGACTATCAGCGGCAGGCCTGGGGTGAAACAGTCAACGAGATAACGGTTGTATACACGGACCCGTGCGTTAACAAGGGAACCAGCGTCACCGTCCAGGATCTGGCGAACATACAGACGCAGGGCGCGGTAATTGCGCAGACAAGGCAGTATCCGGGCATCACAAACCCGACACTTGCGCAGCGCGTTGCCATGCGCGATTTACTCGTGTTCTCGACGCCGCTGGCAAAAATCAAGCTGTCAGCAACACGCGCTGCGTGGGACTTGATTCCTGGCGATGTGTTCCGGCTGACATGGCCCGAGTATGGTATCGACGACGTGGTTTATCGTGTCTTGGAAGTCAATCGCGGCACGCTTCAGAACGGCTCGATCACCATCGAGGCGGTCGAGGATGTGTTCGGCATGCCTGACAGCACCTACGTGAGCACGCAGGGATCAGGATGGACAGATCCGTCTTCTGCGCCGGCGCCGGCGACGTACAGGAAACTCGTAGAGGCACCCTATTGGGATATAGCAAGAAGCCTGTCTGCTGCCGACCTGGCCATGCTTGACCCCCTGTCTGGTTATCTTGAAACACTGGCGGTCAGACCGTCCAGCGACAGCATTTCGTATGAAATCAATAGCAAGGTCGGATCGGCATCCTACGAAGCGCGTGCCACCGGGCAATTCTGCCCAGCGGCCGTTCTGAATGTCGCGCTGACAAAAACCACAACGTCGATCACGTTCAACGGCATGGTTAATGCCGATCTAGTGGAGACAGGCGGTTACGCGATTATCGACGATGAATATATCGGGATAACGGCAATAGACGCTGCGGCTGGCACCGCGACGATCACCCGAGGCCTGCTGGACACCGTACCGGCCGAGCATTCTGTCGGCGCGTCAATCTGGTTTGTTGATGGTTACCAGGGTGTCGATGCGACAGAGTACGCGGACGGCGAGCAGGTGGATGTGAAGTTGCTGCCGCGTACCGGGCAGGGGGAACTGGACATCTCGCTCGCGCCCACCGACAGCATGACCATGGATCAGCGGCATAACCGGCCATATCCGCCAGGCAGGGTGTTGGTCAATGGATCGGCTTATCCCGACTGGATAAGTGGCTCGGCCGAGCTGGCGCTTTCGTGGGCGCACCGAGACCGCCTGTCTCAGACGGCCTACCTAGTGACTCAGGGCGAGAACAGCATCGGCCCGGAGGCTGGCACCGCATACAACCTGCGGATTTACGGAGAAACCGACACGTTGATCAGAACGGTCAACCAGGCGACAACCACGTACCTCTACACTGCGGAGACAGAGAAGTCAGATTCGCTCATCGAGGCCGGGAATGACGCCGCCTATTGGGTGACCGAACTGACCGGCGCCACGTCCAGCGCGTACCTAAGCACCTGCTCAGCGGATGGCTCGGATGTCGTTGCCTTCGGTACGAACAACGCTGACAGCTCAACGCGGGGCGACGTCCATGTCGTCAAGTTCTCGGGCGCGAGCGGAACTGTGATGTGGCAAAAGAGCGCAACCCGCGCCGGCCACGAGATATTGCCCTACGGCACGGTGGATAGTGCCGGGAAACTGCGCGCAGTCGGGCGCGAATACGCATCGTCATATTACCGAGGGGCGTCAATGTCCCTCAACAGCGATGGGACGTTCTCGTCCTATAGGGACACGTCGTCGTCTGAAAACGCGCAATGGCTTGGTGTTTGCGCCGGCCCATCCGAATCTGTCTATGTAGGTGGGAATAACGCCAGCGGTCAGGGGCGTATCGCCAAGCTGGCGTCAGACAACACGTTCTCGATATCCAAAACCGTGCCCGGGATGGATTCGATCTACGCGCCAAAAATTGATGGTTCGTATGTCTACTTCCCAGGCTTCACGCCCGCGACTTATGCGGCCTGCATTTTCAAGGTGCCGTCCGACCTGTCCACCATTACCTGGGCAAGGAAGCTCGCCGGCAGCACTTCGACCTACTCGGGGTCATTGGCGATTGATGGGTCCGGGAATGTCTACGGCAGCGCCCACGTCTCCGACGTGAACAAGGGGATGTACCTATTCAAATACAACTCCTCCGGCATCCTCCAGTGGCAGCGGCGGGTCTACAACGGCAGCAACCTGTTCTACCGGGCATCAGTCACGGTCGTATCGGATGGCGTGATCTTCACCGGCAGTCATAATGGCAGTGCGGGTGTCATCGTCAAATACAACGCCGCTGGCACGATCCAGTGGCAGTACACAGTCACCCACTCGTCTGGGTCTGTCGGTTTCGGCAATGAGGCGATATTGATCGGCGATATCGTTTTCCTTGTTGGCAATGTCGCCTCCGTCAGGTTCTTCTGCATGAAACTGCCAGCGTCCGGCCCGACGGCCGGAACATATGGCGCATGGACATTCACCGCCTCATCGTTCACCGAAGCGGCCGGCGACCTGACGGATAGCGCCGCGTCACTTTCGTTGGGCGCTTGGAGTCCGACATCTGCGTCACAGACACCGACTGTTGCAAGTACAAGTTTTACCGAGTCCTCCGTATCGTTGGGCGGCGGCGAAGTTGCGTACAGGATCAACGGTCGCTTGCGGATTGAGTTGGAATCCTTGCGCGACGGCCTGGCGAGTTACCAGAAGCACAATCACGCGGTTCTCAGGGAAGGATATGGATTCAATTACGGCTACTACTGGGGCGGTCAGCCCTGACGAAAGGATGAAGCATGGCATCGAGCACTGAAACGCGTTCTGGCCTCAAGTACGGATGGTCTCTCGGCGAGTCGGGCTGGAACACCGACATGGACGCGAACCTGCTTTCCATCGGCAGGTTTGCGTACCACTTATCGGTCAAGGACCGCGATCTCGCCACCCCGCCCACGTCCCCCACAGCCGGGGACACCTACATCGTCGCCGCCAGCGGGACGGGCGCATGGGTCAGCAAAGACGGCCAGGTCGCCGTGTGGGATGGATCGGCATGGGTGTTCGGTGTGCCACGCAAGGGCTGGCAAGCATACATCGAGGACGAGGAGGTCGTGATTACCTACAAGACGACCTGGTCGGCGGGCGAACCGACCAATCAGCGTGCCGCCATCAGCCTGGGCAGCGACGCCAACAAGACCCTCACCCAGGCCGAAGCTGCCGCCGAAATCCTGGACTGCACCAGCAGCGTCAGCCTGACCGCCACACGCAACCTCGTGGTGCCGCTCACGCCACGCCAGTGGACGGTCTACAACGGCACCACCGGAGCGCAGTCGATACAGGTCATCGGCGCCACCGGGACCGGTGTGACCATCGCCACCGGCAAGCGCGCCATCGTGTATTCTGACGGGTCGAATGTCGTCAGAGCGACCGCCGATGTCTGATTTTCCTGCGCCGTTTTTGCGCCACTCTGTAGTCAAAAAGTGGCGCACGGTGGCAGGCGTGGTCAGGATAAGTGGTTGATTACAAAGCGCCCGGATGGTGAAATAGGTAGACACAAGGGACTTAAAATCCCCGTATATTTCACCTAAGAGCCTGATTCTTCAGGCTCTTTTGTTTTTATGCGCCGTTTATGCGCCACTCGCTTGGCGGTCTTTTTCAGATCGCCGGGCAGCAGGTGGGCGTATCGGCTGGTCATGGCAAGGGTGGAATGTCCGAGCAGGTCGCGCAAGATGGCGAGGTTGGCGCCGGCCTGGGCCCACCAGCTGGCGGCGGTGTGGCGCAGGTCGTGGAAGCGGACGTGGGGTAGGCCGGCGGCCTGGCGGGCGTCTTCGAAGTAAGTGCGCAGCGTGGCGTAACCGATGCCGAGGGGGAGCTTCAGTCCCGGCAGGTCAGGCGGGATGGGCACCAGGCGCGGGCGGCCGGATTTGGCGTCCTCGGCCTCCACCACGATGCACCCGTCGAAGATCGTCCTGGCGCGCAGCAACTCCGCCTGGCGCAGGCCGGTGCGCGCCGCGAGGCGGATGGCTTGAGCGACGACTTCGTGCCGGCAGCACTGGGCCAGGTGCTCCACCTGGTCTGGCGTCAGGTACGTGTGCCGGGTGGACTCGCCTTTGAGGAGCTTGATGCGCTGACCGAGCGGGCGGTCGAGCCAGTCCCACTGATCGTGGGCCAGGTTGGCGACCCGCCTGAGAATTGCCAGCCGGCGATTGATGGTGGCGGGCTTCAGGCCGCCCTTGATGCCAGCCTCCTTGACCGCGTCGGCGGCCTCGACGATCTGATCCAGCCGCAGGCCGGCACAGTGCGCCCTGATGGCGCGCACTTTGGCCTTGTGACCTTCCGCGTCTTTAAGTGTTGTGGCTTCGCCCTGGAGCCACTTGAGCAAGGCGGCGTCTAGGCTGCGCGCCGGGGCTTTGCCGATCCTGCCGTCGAGGTGCTCGCGGCGGATCTGCGCCTCAAGGGCGAGGGCGTCTTCTTTTCGAGAAGTCGGTCCAAGAGCGCGCTGGATTCGCTGGCCGCCGATCTGTAGGCGGACATTCCAGTGACCGGTTTTGGGATGTCTGAAGACGGACATTGTTGGGCGCGGGTGACCTTCGACCGAACAACATACTCCGCCAGGTCAGATTCCGCCACCCGCACCGCGCCGCGAATCTCTACCACGGCGATCCGCCCGGCGGCAATCTCGCGCTGGAGCGTGCGCAGCGAGATTCGCAGCGACTGTGCGGCCTGGGCGATGGTTAGGAGGTTCATTCGCTGGCGTTAAACGGATTCTGTGTAGCACCAATAAACAAGATTCGGTTCAATCAACTGTTAGGTGACTCAAGCCACTCGATGCGCGGCGATTCTTTCCGCAGTGCGTAATACTCAACCTGCACCTTGGCACTTCCGATCATTTTCCCGGCGAGGTTCGCCAATTCAGCGGCTTCGCCGGGTTTGATTTCCCCCGCCTTCAATCTCTCAAAGGTCGCGGCAAGTTCCGCCCGTAGTTCGTCACAGTTTTTCATTTAGCGCCCTTTTCAGTCTCATCAGTTCTCGGTGTGCATCAACCAGTGTTTGCGGTATCTCGCTGCCTTTGATCTTCAGGTGTTGCGCCAAGCATCGGCGCACAAAACAATCGTGCAGCGTGTCTCGGTAGTATTCGCGCAACCGCTTTGCCTTTGCCCTGCTTTCCGGTGTGGATCTTAGTTCGCGCTGTTTCGCCATCACCTCTGGTTTCTTCATGTAACGGCGGTTTGTTTCCTTGCGCTTGTCCGGGTGGCGTTCCAAATACTCACGTTTCTTCTGCGCGGCCTTCTCCGGGTTCGCCAACTCTGCGGCCCGCGCCTTCGCAATCAACCGTTCGCGGTTAGCCATGTACCACTTCTTGTAGTCGTCATTGTTCGCGTATGCCATTTCAGTCACCTAACACGTCGGTCAAGCGGACGGCGGAAAAGCACCGCCGCTGCTTACCTTGGCGTTAGGTGCCTTGCACTTTGCCGCCAGCTCGCACAACCATTTCGCCATTTCCGGCGGTGTGTGTTCGCGCTCTGCCGGCCCAAGCGGTTGTTTCCAGTCTGGGTCGCCTTTCCGTATGTGCGTCCCATCTGCCCGCCGCTTGTCCAGCCGTATCACGCAATCGCTCACGCCAAGCACCAAAGGCATGGGCGGTATCTCTTTCGGCTCGCACCCAACGATGTAGAGCAGCGTCTTCTTCTGCGCTCTATGCCCCCACCAATACTGATGCACCGGCAAAGTCCAACCTCCAAACTCGTCACGCTCTCCGACGGCAGGCAGTTGCTGGTCAGGCCATAACTGCGAGCTCTCCGGGTGTTCCAGCACGCCACCGAACCGGCGCACCTGTGCAACGGCAAACCGTGCCAAATCCTTCTCGTCGTCCCTCGGCTTTGCGAAGTGCCGCAGCCGGCCCCATGCACGGCACGGTGGGTGAGCAACCACCGGGCAACCGCCCGGCCAGTTCCTTGCGTCCCTTTCCGCGTCCCACACGTCGCATCCCGGCAACTGTTTGTAGTTGCTGTCAGCGCGGGCAAACAAAACGGCAACCTGCATCGTCGGCACCTAACATTCCGCACCACCGGACGCGCCGCTCGCGGCGCTCCGGTGAGCTCCAGCGTTAGGCGTCTCAACGCGCTCCATCACTGCAGCCCAGCCGTTGCGGCGCTCTAGGTCGAACTTGCACAGCTCATACATTCGCACCAAAGTTGCCGTATCAATCAGCAGGGTCGCCCCTTCGGCATCGGTGAATGTCGATAGATACACGCCAGGTGACGCGCTGCGGTAGTTGTCAAAGGTCACGCCGTTTACGTTGATCTTCACGATTGCTCCTTGTCCAGCCAAGACGCCTAACACTAGGTCAACCGGACCCGCTAAAGCGGGCCGGTTACCACGGCGTTCGGCGTCATGCCAGCGACGCCAGCGTGTAGTCGCCGAGGTTGACCACGATGTATCCGTCGTCTGTCTCGTGGCTCACTGCCTCGCCATGCCAGCACAGGTGTGCAATGCACTCGCGCATGTGGTCGTCGGCTTGGCATTGCGGAACCGCGTACTCGTCAATTCCACTTGTGGCCTCACCTTCGCAACGAATAAGTTCTTCCGCCGCCATGCTGGCGATTCGGTGCGCCCGGTCATCGGCCATCTTTTCGGCCAGTGCGCGGGAAATTTTCTGTTCTGCATTCATGGTCAATCCTCTAGTTTCAAGCGGGACGCTCGAACATGCGGCTTTAGTCTTTGCTTGCGTCATCACTCGCGCCACTTACCCTGGTCGTTATTTCCAAGGCACTGAACATCGTTCGCCTGTTGCGAGGCGCACAGCGCGCGCAACCGCTCGATCTCGTCGATTAAAGCCATCAGTTCAATCGATGCGACCCGGACCGTCGAGTATCGTCCGTCGGTCGCCAAAGCCCGCAACTCAATGAGGTCAAATTTCATTCCCACCTCTCGCTCGGATGGCGGCGATCATTTCTTCTGCGCGGTCCTCCACAGTAGAAAACGCTTTAATACAATCAATACACGCCTCGCGCTCTGTTCTGGCAATGTTGTACTCGTATTCCGTCCAATGCTCGTGCCACCACACGCGGTTGCGCTCGGCAGCAATCTCTGCGAGTTGCTCTTCCAGCCGTAAAACCTGATTGCGGAAAGACAGGACGCGCTCGGTTTTCAGTTCTTTTTGCAGCCGTTCAATCTCGTCGGCGGCTTCGTCCATATACTCGTCCAAGTTTTTCCAACGCGGCAAAGTGTCTTTCACTATTTCCGCACTCGTTTCGCGCAGTCTTTCAACAATGTCCGGCTGTTTACCACTGCAATACATGTTGTGGTCCCCACTCATTATTCCTCCTCAGCCATGCGGCGCAGTTCGTTGTACTCTGCGTATGACTTGCTTGCTTCCGGGCTGGACATGAAGTCAGCACTTCCAATTCGTTCAGCCGCTTCAAGCAGCACCTTGCGCCTGTGAATATCAAACCAATGACTGAGCACAGCTTTTGCGTGGTGTGCCTGCTCTTGTCTAAGGAAGTGCATAGTTGCGTTGAAATCTCGATCTTCGGTGCATCGAACACACCACATATCGAAATAGCACGGGTCATTAAAAACTTCGATGTCCACTTCTATTCCTCTGCCATGCGGCGTTCGACGTGGAACGCGCAGCAAAATACGATGATCTCTGGCGGCATCATCCACACCGTTTCCGGTTTGGATTCCGCCGTCCGGCGGGCACAGTCTTCGCAGCCCTCGCGCCAGCCTTCTTCGTCGCTGCCCACGCCGGCGCAGCGGGCGATGTCGTTCGGCATCACGTCAACTCCTTCGCAAGTTTGCGGTCATTCCAATGGCGGATCGCCTCCATGACCGTGCCCAGAATGGGGCCGATAGCGCGGCATTCTGGGCAGCAAACGGCAAATTCGGACGGTGAAAGCTCGTCTATTTCCACGTCCTCATGGCCGCAGAACGGGCAGGGCTTAATCGTGATCGACATAATCAGGCCTCGTACACCACCGGCTGGCCTAGCACCAGGCTGGGCAGGTCGGCGCGGGTGGTGAGCATGTCTTCCACCGCGCCCTTGACGGCGATAAAGGCGCGCGCGACGGGGTCTTGGTGTTGGGGGTCGAACACATGCCAGCCACCGGCGCGGTCAATGGCGGTGAGCAAGCCGGCCGTGGCGCCGGAGAGGGCGCTGACTTGCTTGCGCAACAACACCAGCTCGCGGATGAGAAGTTCCAGGTCTTCCAGTTCCAGGTTCATGCGGCTTCTTTCAGGGGTTGGGGTGAGTCGGGCAGGCTGCCAAACAGATCGGGCATGCTCATTTCGTTTTCTGCGGCTTGCAGATAGTGGGCACCGTC